GTCAGGCATCTCCCAAGCCTTCGGCCTCCTGTGTGAGGGGTATGACTCCGGCCTCACGCCGGAAGTCATCTACGTCCAACAGGGCCGCAAGGTCTGCTTCCTCGAAGGAGCCCGCGACTTGTGCGAGTCCGCCCTCATGGAGGGCGTCGAGGTCGTCGAGTCCATCGACGCGCTCGAACTGGAGGAACACACCCTTGGGGAAGGGCGTACGGTCAAGACCGTCAAGGACGGTCGTTGGATCGTTGAGGGTCCGTTCCAACGCTCTGACACCAAGAATGCGAACGGTCGCACGTACCCGCGCGCGATTTGGGAGCGGCTGGTGGCCGACTCCAATTCGAGTGTCCAGAAGGGCGTCCGCGAGGGCGCGATGCTGGGGCATCTCGAACACCCGAAAGACGGGCGTACCGACGGCAACGACGGCGCGCTCGTCACCCGCAAGCTCACGCTGCGCCAAGACGGCGTGGTGTGGGGTGTGGCGGAACTACTGGATACTCCGAAGGGACTGATCCTTCAGGAGTACACCCGCAAGGGCGTCAAGTGGGGCGTGTCGTCGCGCGGCAACGGTGCCGTGGACGACGCAGGCCGGGTCAACGAGAGCGACTTTGCGCTCAATGCGTTCGACGGCGTAATGAAGCCGTCCACCCCCGGTGCGTTCCCGACGCTCATGCACGCTGGCAAGAAGAACGAAAGCAACGCCACGGAGTCCGATGTCTCCGAGGCCACCACCGAAGCCGACACCGGTTTCATCACCGAGCAGGTGCAGGATTTGACTGAGCATGTCGAGACTCTGTGTGAGACCGACATCGCAGGGATGAGCGGGAAGGATCAACTCGCCTTTACGCGGCGACTCGTGAATAGCCTTAGCGAGGTCAGCAGCTATGTAAGCTCGAACGCACTCTCTCCGGAGAAGGCTACCGAGCTTCAAGATTGGCTGACCAAGAAGCTGAAGGCCGTCCACGAGTCCGTGGAAGTCGAAGCGACCATCGACGCAGCCCTCGATGAAGACTTGTCACAGGACGACGACGAAGCAGCGGTCACATTCAAGCGTGTCGTGTCCAGCCTCCAAGAGCGGCTGACAGACGCCACGGCGGCGGTCACCGAGAGTGACCGCAAGCTCGAACTGACGAAGCGGGCGAAGGTGGCGGTGGAAGAGGCAGCGCGGAAGCGACTGGCCGAAGCCCATTCCCGAGTGGAAGTGGCGACGACCCAGGCCGCAGAAGCGGAAGCTGCCTTGGCTGAAAAGGAGTCGGAGTTGGAGTCGCTACAGGCCCTTCTCGTTGAGAAGGACCGGGAGTTGGCTCTGGCGCGTGATCTCGTGGCAGAGTCTTTGGCGGTGGACGTACGGTCCCCTGTCGAAGAGGCCGTGGCTGACGTGTTGGAAGACAATCCGGCACTGGCGGCGTTCGAGGACGTGTTGCTCAATGCACCGTCGGTCGAGCGGGTCGGCACGCTGGCGGAGTCGCTGGCGGTTGCCACTTCTGCACCGAAGCCCCCGGTCCCGGTCACTCGTCGATCTCTTCCCACCCAACGGCTTGTGGAAGCCGAGCAGGACGCGGGTTCCCGCGTTCTCTCCACTCCACGGTCGCGGGGAGCCCGGTCGGCGGGTGCCGCCGTCAAGCAGATGCAAGGCGGCGCGTAACCTTCTTCCACCCACAAATACAAAAGGACAAAACCCATGATTCTGAACGTCGATGGCATCTACGAGGGCCTGCTCGAAGCGGGTCTGCGTCTGGCCGACACCCCCGAGGACGAGGGCGGCTGGTCGGAGTATTTCGAGGAAACCCAGGACGCCGATCTCAGCATCGGTGACGACATCCTGCGGTCGCACACCGCGCTCATGCTGGAGAACACCAAGCGGTGGATGGCGCGGCTCTGCCGCAAGAGCCTGGACGAGCGGGGCCGGTTGGTGCTGGACGAGGCGACTCGTTCCGCGCTGGTCGGTGGCTTCTCGGATTACCTTTTCCCGGTGATCCGCGCGGGCTTCCCCACCAACCCCATCAACGACCTCGTGTCGGTCCAGCCGACCACCCGGCGCACGGCGCAGGTGATCTACTGGCACTGGACCGTGGGTCGCGGCAAGGGCTCCTTCCAAGAGGGGCAGCGTCTCTTCGACGCCAACCGGGGCAAGATGGACTCCGGCTTCAACTTCTCCAACGACGTGATCGACCAGGAGCAGACCGCCACCGGTGACGGTGCGACCAACCCGGTCAGCGGAACGCTCGCGTTCCACGATGGCGGCGGCGTGCGCCCCGGCACCGTGGCGATCACGGCCATCGTCGCGGCAACCCCCGAGACCATCTTCGACGATGGGAACGGCGGCTGGACCGGCGGCGTGGTGGGCACGATCAACTATCGCACGGGCGCGTGGACCATCACGTTCTCGGGCGCTCCCGACGCCAGCACGGCGATCAACGCTTCGTACCGGTGGGACAGCGAAGGCTCGAAGTCGCTGCCGCAGGTCGATGTGCAGATCACGACCAGCACGGTCGAGACCGAGCGTCGGGCCATCATGATCAACTACAGCATCGAGGCGATGCAGGACATCATGGCGGAGTTCGGCGTGTCGCTGGAGCCCAACCTCGTGTCGGGCGCAGCGGAGCAGATGAACTTCGAGATCGCACGCCAGATCATCCACGAGGTCTGGCTCGTCGCGCCCGTGGCGGCGACCTTCCCCATCACCCCGGCGGTCGGCGCTGGCTTCAACCAGCAGGACCACTTCAAGGACTTGATCTTCGTCCTCAACAAGGCCAGCAACAACATCTGGTCGCGGACGCAGAAGGGGTACGGGAACTGGCTCGTCGTGGATGAGGGGGCGGCCAACGTGATCGAGTCGCTGCCCGAAGGCATGTTCGTGGCTGCGCCGCGACCGGCCAACGTGCAGGGCCTCCACTTCATCGGCACCCTCAAGGGTCGGTACCGCGTGTACAAGGACATCCATCTGGACAAGGAGCCGGGCGCTTCGGCGGACGGCAACATCCTCATGGGGTTCAAGGGCAACCAGTTCTACGAGGCCGGATTCGTCTGGTCGCCGTACCGGCTGCTGTACACGACCGACACGCTGACGACCGCTGACTTCATGAGCCAGCGCGGTTTGGCGAGCCGGTACGCGACCAAAATGGTGAACCCTGATATGTACGTGAGGGTCAACCTCGCGCCGTAACCAAGCTCACGAACCTCGCATCTAAGCAGCAACACCGGAGGGCGGGAGTCGAAAGGCTCCCGCCCTCTTTCTATTCGGAGATGGTCAACTAGTTCCCACGCTGTCAACCGCCCCGCCCGACCCCCCGGCATTCCCGGGGGGTCTTTTTTATGCCGACGTAACGCCTTCCCCTGCCCGCACTTCCTAACTACAATACGGGCAACGCTCGGACAGTGACCGGGCATCTAGGCCACAGCGAAAGGAGCCAGCAATGGCAATCGCATTCGATCCCGCCAAGCATGTGATCGTGAACCTTCAGAACCGTCCCACGACCGTCTTCGACCGGCAGAAGCACCCTGTCACGGTGCAGCCGTACCGTGACTTGGGGGCGGGCGGACAACGCCGCAACACGAGCGGCACGTACATCCTGACGGACCCGCACTTTGCGCAGTTCGTCGGAGGGCAGGGGCCGTTGTACCTCAAGCCCAAAAGCGAAGTGGAGACGCACCTGGGTGCCGCGTTTCAGGCAGTGGTGGGCAGTACGCCGCTTCCCGGTGCCAAACCTACTGGTACGCCTGTGGGCAAGAGTGCGGCGTCAATGGAGGCTGAGGCCGTGGCGCGTCATCAGAAGGACCGCGCTGCTGCTTACGGGATGCGGGTGCCTGCTCCTGTGGTGGCTCCTGCGGCGGTGATCGCGGAAGACCCGCAGGAGGACGACCCGGACACCGCCCCCGAGGTCGAGTTGCACACCCTGGCGGAACTCGAAGACCTGTCGATGGAAGACCTGCGGGCGTACGCGGACCACTGGAACCTCGCCGGACGCTCGCGCAAGACGCTCATCGACAAGCTCGCAGCCGAAGACTGCATCGCGGCGGACGACGAGTAAGCCCCGCCTGTTCCCCCTCTAACCCCGGCGGAGGCTTTCGATGCCGAACACGTTGCTCTGGCCCCTCAAGAACCTCTCTGAGGAAGTTGCCATCGCATTGGGCGTGTCCGGGGTGGAGGTGGAACTCACCGAACAGGACATCGAGCGGGCGCTGCGCACGGCACTACGTTTGTACAACCGCGCGCGGCCCGGTCGGCGCAAGACCGCCATCACGCTGACCACCGCGCAGAAGAAGTATCTGCTCGATCCGACAACCGACGAGTTCAAGGGCATCCAGGGGGTCGTTAGCGTCGAGACGGTGCGCTCGCGCATCACCGACGGCATCGACCCCTTCGACCCGTTGTCGGTGATTGGGCCGGGCGGGATTCACACCGGCATTGACACCTTCGCGGACTATGACCAGAAGCTCCATTACATCGAAGCGGCGCGGCGGGTGGCGTCGAGCGAGTTCGAGTGGACCTTCCAGTGGGAGCCCGATCCGACGGACACCAACATCCTCAAGCCGTACCTGTATGCGGACGTTCCGGCCACGCTGCCGCTCTTCTCGTCGCTCCTGTACACGTTTCATTACACGCCGAACGGGGCGGAGATCACCGGGCTCCAGAACATCCCCGACGGGGACATGGATTGGTTCGTCAACTACGTGACGGCGTTCGCCAAGACGATCCTGGGCCGCATCCGGGGCAAGTTCAAGGGCATCCCCGGGCCGGACGGATCGGACTTGGCGGTGGATTACGACGACCTCACGACCGAAGGCCGCGAAGACCTCAAGGAACTCACGGAAGAGATCAAGAAGCGTCGTCGCCCGCTGACGCCCGAGATCGAATAGCCCTTGCCACGCTGTCAAGCTCATGCCGCTCCACTATCACAAACCCCACATCCCCGATTTTCGCCGCGTCACGCGGGCGCTGGCGTCCATTGCGGTTGCCACCGTGGACGCGGAGGTGGAGGCGTTTGCCGAGCGCGAAGCCGCCGACTTCACGCGCAACCTTGAACGGCAGACCTTCGCCAGCTTCCGGCGCTATCCGCTCAAGCGCGCGTATTTCAAGCGCAAGAAGCAACAGGGCCTCGACGAGCGCGTGATGATCGCCACGGAGTGGTACAAGGATCACGTGCGCGTGTGGCGGTGGCGTCCCGTCAACGCCGACCGCCATACCCACGGCTACCGGGTGGGCTTTCACCCGCGCGTGCAGGCGCGAGACGCGAAGGGCCGCATCGTCCCGATCTTGTTGGACAAGCTCGCCAAGGTGCATGAACACGGTTCCGCCGACCAGAACATCCCGCCGCGTCCGCACTGGCGACCGCACTTGAAGGCCATGACGCGCCGTGCCCGGACGCTGCGGGAGCGCATCCGGCGTGAGATTCTGAAGGCGCTCACCAAGAAGCTGCCGAGGTATGCCTAATGGCCGGGCCGTACCTGCCGCCGAACGTCATCCAAGACACCACGTTCCCGCGTGCGTTCCGCGCGGACCTGCGCCAAGCGATTCGGCTGATCGAGGACATGTACCGCCGCCACTATCCCGTCATCACGTACTACCCTCGGTTGTCCGCCGTCACGTCCGTGTGCGACGAGGAAGGCACGGTCGATCCGGAGACGATCCAAGAGGACACGCTGGTGGGCGAGACCGGCACCACGATGTTCGACCCCTTGTGGGGCGAGCCGGTCCCGAGTTCGGAGGACGCGACCGGGTGGGAACAGCCGCACGGGAACCCCGCGCACGACGCCACGGACTCACGCGGGCTGCATGACGCGGGTGTGCAGATTCACGCGCGGGTGCAGCGCGAGGCGAAGGATCGCACGCTCAAGAAGATCGGCTTCGACAAGATTCGTGACCTCCTGGTCTTCATCCCGGTGTCCATGCTCGACGACGCGGGGATTCAAGTGGAACCCGGCGACGAGTTCGAGTGGGACGGCGAGCGGTTCCAAGTCCTTCAGCGGCGGCGCACCGGGTGGTGGAAGAACACCAACACGCGCCTGTACCTCGCCATCAACGCCGAACACACCCGGGTGCAGAGCAGCTAATGGGCCTCATCAAACAACTACCGACGCGCGTGATCATGGGCGACACGCTGCGGGTGCATCACCTGAACGCGCTGCAAGTCCGCTTGCGGACCGGCTTCGGGCAGACGTTGAGCAAGCGCGTGATCATCGAGGGCATCGACCAGAAGGTGGTCCTGCCCGCGTTGCGGGTCAAGGCGAAGAAGGCAATGGTGGTGTTGTGCGGCGGCAAGTCGGTTCTCGTGCACACCGACGATGCGCTGGACTACCAATTCTGGCGCGGCAGCAGCGGGACCCTGGGGATCGCCGTCTGGGACGGCGCGGGCGGCAACGTCGGCGGCCGGAAACACTGGACCAACTGGACCGAGTTCGA